AATAGAATATTACGTGTGGTTCTCCGTTAATATTTTCAGTAGTATAGTCTAATGTTGGAGTGCCGTTTAATAATACCATTACACCGCCGATTTGTCCAAAACTTATATTAAATCTAAATGCAGCAGTGTTTCCATCTGCTTCATAAAAATCATCTGCTAAGATATTTTCACCATTTTGACCTATGTTCATAATGGTTATTAAATCATTTTCTGGTAGAGGATTTTCAAAAACTATCTCTTCGTTGCCCCAATCAACTGAGTAAGTTCTTTCTTGGGTCCTTGCAAAGTAACCTCCAGGTAAAATGTTAGCAGGTAAATCAAAGTTTGTTTCTTCTACCTTTCTGTACAATGGTCCAAAAGTACTAGAATATACTAAGAAGTAATCTCCTCTGTGTGTTTGATTAGAGTTTCTAAATTTGAATCTTCTGTTACTGCCATTTGAATAATATTTGTTAACATTAAATCTTGGGCTAAATCCAGCAGGATTATCAACAAAGTTAGTATTGAGGGTGTGAACTGTGATAGCTAATGTATCATAAACTCTACCTGGCACTGCTTCTTCTGGAGCATGACTTGAATATGTGTCTACGAACTTTCCACCAAACGTAATTAGATCTTCAGGTTTAGTTCCTAATGTAGTGTCTAAGAAATTACTGTATATTGTTTGATCCAATACACTTTCATCTAATATAGTAACACCTTCTGGTCCAATTATATATTGATCTAAACCAGACATATCGTAATTACCAACATCGTATCCTGGTTCTGCTCTAAAGCTTGGGCCTTGAACTTTTACTCCAGGATATTCTATTCCATCAAACAATTGACCAAGATCTTTGCCAGGTTGACCTGCAACTGGTTGATAATATGCCCATGTTCTGTTTAAATGACTTTCAAATTCGCTTGCGTTATATTCACGTAGATTATCTGTTTCAAAATAATCTTGGCTAACAAATGAACTTAACCCGTTACGAACAGTATAAGCTTTGTTGTTGTATGTTATAATGTCGCCTTGATCGTAACGAGTATTAGCCTGCCACTCCATAACTGTAGGAGCATACAAACTCATGTTGCCATCTGCTACGACTATAGTTTGACTAATATCTAATTCATCTGCGCCAACACTAACACCTAATGATCTTAGATAAGTTTGTAGGAATTCTGCTGTCCAACCACCTGGCGTCTTTTTATACTGTACTTGTATTCTTCCTGAATCATCAGGATAAATTCTGTAATTACTTGCATTTATAACTGACCATGCAATTGAACTTTCACTTTCTTTAATCCAATTAAAACCAGTTAATGCGTCTAATAATTCATCAATTACTCCTTGCATTCCAAGTAATCTTGATTTGCGTTGATTTCTAATATCAATTGGATTTTCAAAAGAATCCAAGAATTGAATTAAGAATCCGCCATTATTTGGAATTCTATCAAACTTAATTGTGTCTTTAATACTACGTACTTTGCGATTAGCCATTACTGGTATTAGGAATGCTCCTTCGCCACCAACGTCTGATACTTCGATAGTTGGAGTAGTAGTAAAATCTTTTCCTGGATTAATTACGTCTACACCAGTAATTTGACCGTTTACTATTATTGGTTCAAGTTTAGCACTGTTGCCAGTAGTTCCGACAACAGTAAGTTCTGGAGGAAGAATATAGTTCTCACCAGCATTGTGTACAATTACAGAATCTATTTCTAATGGATAATTATTTTTCCACTCAGTATATTCTGGTCTATCAAATATTATATCATCTATTTCATCTAAACCAGTTGGACTACGATATTTGCCGTTAGTTTCGTTATAATATGCTGGCACATCGAAATCAGTTGTGTTTGAATCATAAACATCAATACCTTCGTGACTATTGATGAATTCTCTAATCTTAGTGTGATATGGTTTTACTTCCTCAATATACTTACGTAAATTATCTTGACGATCTTTTTGTAAGCTTGGAATTTGACTTATAGCTTGTTGATCTCTATGTTCAACTTTTATGAAGCTTGTTTTGAAAACCCAATCAACATATTTTTGTTCTGCTAGCAAATATTGCATCATCAAAAGGAACCATTTGTTCTTTTGAACTTGATCATCTGCTACAAATATATCATCATATACTGCTCTTAATATTTTTTGTATTTCAACGTTTGGCCAATCATCAAATATTTGAACGTCAAATGTTTCTCTATCAAAACCTTGTACAAATGTTGACTCTTCCCATATTGCATCAATTATTTTATAAGTTGCAGATTCCCTCTTTATAATTTCATAACTATTTTCATTAGTATACTTTAATATAGCATATCTATCATCGCCTGCATTTTTTATTTTTACTGTGTCACCAACAACAGGTATAATACTTTGAAGTTCGTAGCTAAAATTAATTGTATAGTTAGTTACGATAGGATCAACTTCTCCTGGTTTTACCCAATCAATTGTTGTAATGTAACGTCTGTTATCAAATGTTTGTAATCTATCTAATACCCAAGTGTTATTTTCTTTGCGGTAAATTGCCCATCTGTTGCTTACATCTTCATCGTTTTTAACTAGAATTCTAAAATTGCTAGGTAAAAGATTTATATTAATGTAACTTAATTCAACTTTATCGTTTACAAAATCATCATACAGATTAGAATTTTCATTTGGTATCTCATCAAATGCCAATAAGTTTGATACATTTTTATTATCTCTTGCAGGTATTTGAGATAATACAATATTAATATAACTGATTGCTGACTTTAAAGCTTCTTTTCTGTTTCTAAAAATTGTTTGCCTTGGACGATATTCAACACCAAAACGTTCACCTAGTGTTAACTTTATATCAGGAACTAAGTTACCATTAGGATCTGATCCTGCTAAACTATCCATTACTTTTTGAATAATGCTATCATTTGGTATGCTTGCAGGATCGTTTTCTGCTAAAAGTTGGAATTCTGTGTGAATTGAATTTTGATTTAGTTTAAAATCATAATCTATATTTAGGATTACATTTTTATCCTGTAATAAATTCGCACAGTTATAAAGAGCTACTGCATTTCTTGAGATAAACGCAATATATGGTATACCAGTTGCTCTTGGATTTGCTATTAAATTCTCTAAATCAACTGTGCTGTATTTGCGATTCTCAACTAATGGAATAGTTCTCTTACCCGCAACCCAATAATAATATTTGTTAGTTACTACTCCAGTATTTGGATCAATATTAGCAACTGTATTGTATGTATTGGATCTTACAAATGATGTTGGGTCTTTTTCATCAATATACTGAGATGGTAATAAATCACTTTCTATCCATTCATAGCAAATAATAGTAGAACCAGGGAACGCAGAATTCCAGTTCATACCTCTATTAGCAATGTCCCCCTGCTCGTAATTTATCCACCTTGTTTGACTAATATCCCACCATACTTGTCCAACGTGTTCCTTACCCCATACTCTTCCAGAGGACGTTGTATTATAAACAGCAGGATCATATGGTGTTTGATAGTTAATTTCTTGTGCAGCAAATCCGCTAATTTTGCCTTTTACTGGATCAATAAATTCAAGATCAGCTACAATTTCATTTGTTTCTCTGTTATATAAGAATACTCTGTTAATGAGATTAATATCAACTTTGCCTTCATCGCTTCTAACAGTTGACCATACCTTAATATCATCTGCGTTTTCAAAAGCAAATACTACACCAGAGTCTCCTAATGTGCTTCCATCAATTGTTACTGAATCATCGCCTGGTGCACCAACATATATTGTTGTTTTATTAATTGCAATGCTGCTACCATACTCGTCAAGATTATCTATTAATGGATTAACTAATCTCTGTGCTGATATAAACTGGCCTGGATTAGTTACACTAGAATTTGCTGTTGGCAAGAATTGATATAACCAAACTGCACCACTTTGTTTTCTTATATCATTAAAAGCAGTTGCTCTAGAATCAAAATAAGTTGCTTTGTTGTCTATTGTTGTTTCTACTCTAGAACTTGCCCTAGCACTGCCAACAGCTAATAAATCTGCTGTAGGTCCAATTGCTAAAGTTCTACCAAATTCAACATAATGATCGTCCTGTGGGCTATTAATAGTTTGCTGGTATGGATAAACAACAATACCTAAATCTACTAATGTTTGAGGGTCATCAGAAGAAATTAGCAATCTTTCTCCTGTTATCAAACTATTTGTTTCTAGTTTCAAATAGTTGTTTGAATTTGATGCAGTTACGCCTGGGATATTAACTTCGTTAATAGCATTGATAATATCTGTTAGATTATCACCACTATTAAGTGGTATAATAAAATCATTTATACCTAAGTTAGAAGTATTTGTTATTATAGGACTTAATTCTGTACCTATTACTTTTCCAAAGAATCTTCCCTGATTTATAAATCGATAAACTTTGCCAGCGTTAATCTTATTGGCAGAATTTCTACCTGGTGAACCAACATAAACAGAACAATTTGTTGGACATACTACAATGCTTTCACCAAATCTTGCATTTTCCTCTAATTCGTCCTCAGCATCTAATGGTGTAATTGAACTATTAAAGATAAAAGTATTTGTTTCAATTTTTATTAAACTGCCTGCTGATGGTACTTGATTAAATTCAATAGTGTTTGATCCTAGTTGATAATAATCATCAAATTCTACTAATTTTTCACCATCGACATAAACATATGGTTTACCACCAATAGCTGTTAATGTATTAAATGTATCTGATTCACCATCTGCATAATATGTTTCTGCTACTCGATCAAATACATATACTTTTCCTACATTGTTTATTAAACTGCTATCGTTATCTAGCAAAGCAGAATTAGGAGCACCAATTATTATTTGTCTTGCATTATCAGTTAGTTCTAAAGTTTGACCAAATCTGTCACCAAGTTGTGCTTCATTACTAGAAAAATATGTTACTAATTCATAGTGTGTTCTTTGACTAATAACTACTTCAACATTTGCAGGAGGTATTTCAGTTAGTGTAACATAATACTGACCGCCGATTATGTCTAAAGTAAAATCTTTAAATGGAACTTGTATAACTCCATTTACCTCAACAAATAAAGCGTATATACTGGATGGATTTGCGTTGTCACCAGATAAAGTGTATACGTTTGTGGAACCATCTGTGACAAATGTTTGTGTTGGAGATCCTCTACGAACTGTTACATTTATCTTGCTATCTAATTCTGGAATTTCCTCCATAACTAAATTATTGCCAGACAATGTGTAATCACCAACAATAGTTACACCAGCAACTACTTTAGTTGGTTCCAATACTACGTCATCGAGTGTAACAACTAAACTATCAATATCGTTTGGATTTGCAGCTTCTCCAGTTAATTCAAATATAGCTGTACTTCCATCTCCAATAAATTGTATATTTGCAGGAGGTAGAACTTGAACGAATCTTCTTTGATAAACATAAACATATCCTTCGTCTACCCCAGGTTGACCAACAACTAACCAGTTACCGTCATTGCTTAACTTTACACTATATCCAAATTCTCCATTTGCATCTAATGTATCAGCAGTTAATACTTGTTGTGTTCTATAATCACCAGTTTCAACATCAATTGCAAATACTGCAACGTATCCTAAATTATCTGCAGATGTTGGAGCACCCGCTGCAAAGAATGAGTCGTTGCTTATTGTTACTGAGTGTCCCATACTGCTGGTGCCAACACTATCAGTAGTTAAGTTAGCAACTTCTTCTAAGTTTCCATTAATGTTTATAGTATAGATTACAACACCGCCTTGACCGTTATAAGCGCCTGGGCGACCTGCTATCATATTATAATTTTCAAGATCTGTAGCTAAACTATGTCCTAATCTATCACCTGCTGAGCTAGCATTAGTTTTGAATAGGGGCCCAACTTGCCATGGTTTAGAATTTTCATAAATTCTCCAACCTTGATTGTTAGCTTTATCAATAAAAATTGTATCGTTCTTTTGCCAGCCTTTTAATGGTTCTTGAGCAGCAACTTCATGGACTGTTTCAAATCTCATGTCCTTAAGCTTGTAAACAAATCCACTAAATGGATTTATTTGTATTGATCCATAACCCGTATTAACAACGAATGTTCTTGTATCAATAATAGATGTAACTGTAAAGAAACCAAAAACGTTTGGATTAGTATTATCGCTGGTAATATAAATTAAATCATTCTTTTCTAAATTGTGATTGTTAACGCATTTAATAGTTGCATTACCGTTTGATATGATGTTTAGTGTTTCTAAACGAATATCGGTTTCATCAATTCTGTAAACATTCCATTGATTGTTTCTATCAGCAGCAATCCAAATTAGATCACCTGCGCCAACGTCGTTACCTTGTACATAAGAATTTAATGCATTTCTAGTTGGTGATGCATAATCTACATCAGATAATTGAACATATCCCGCTGTATACAAATCATTAATATCATTTTTAGCTGAACGATTGTTTAAGAAATTTTTATCATATGGGATATGTTTAATAAAGATATCTTTACTCTTTAATCCTTTATGACCTGTTGGGACTGTATCGTTGTCGTTAAGTAATTCAATCACTAACGGATCTTTAACTGCCCATGCTTCATCTAATTCTATTTGCAGGTTTCTTGTGCTATCAGTAGCGCCATAAGCACCTAAACGTATAGCCCATTCTTCATAAACGTTAGCATATCCACCAAAGTTATCAACTCTAGCTTTTAGTAATTTGTCTAAGCTAGCGTTTGTTCCTTTTTGACTTAGCATACCTTGATAGAATTTAAATTGACTTGTATCACTAATACCTAAATCTTCCATGTAGCTACGTGATTCAAATCCAATTAAGTTTTTGCCAAGCTTCTGTGCATCCTGCTCGAGGTTAACTTCATTTGTATTATAGAAGTTTTTAAATAATCCTGCCCTGTTTGCAAGATTTGGTAATAATCCTTTCTTTATAGAATCATATTCTGTCTTTATCCAATAGCTAAAATTAAAATCAGTACTTGCTGGAATTCTTTCAGCAGCAGTGAAATAATCTCCTTTGAATATTACTATTTCACCTTTATTGTAATTTACGCCTGGACGCCATTCTTCAACATTATCCTCATTAATAATGAATCCAGCTGCACTGTAACTTCCGTCCCAATCGCTAGTTTTAAAACCTTGCAATCTTAAACGATGCTGTCTATTTCCAATTAAGCTATCGTAAACAACATCATTAAATCTTGTTTTATTATTGAAAATTAAAATATGTTCGTATTCTACTACATCTAAATCAACAAGATAAATTCCTCTATCTTCATCTACTTTAGCGTTAAAATCTCTGCCGTTTCTGTAAACTGTGTATTCACTTGCACGTACAATTTTGAAATCCTCATCCAATATTCTTGTGCTTAGTGGACGATTATTAAGTGCATCAACAGTACCAAAACTACTGCGGTAATTAATTTTATTACCAACTGGACTTAAGCTTATTGCAACATCAACATCCCATCCTTGCTGCACATAGAACAAGAATTCACGTACAGAAAGATCCCAATCTTGATACCAACTTGCATCTTCATTTAATTTATTGGTAAAGTCAAATCCTTGACTTGTTAGATAACGACCATAACTTATAAGGAAATCAGCAACTTGATCAATGCTGAAAAACTCAGTACCGTAAGGAACTCTAAAAATTTGTCCTGTTCCATTATGATATTTTGTTACCGCAAGATTACCAACTTTGATATAACTTCTGTTGCTATTTTGAGAACTTTCTTCAATCATAAAATATGGTTTATTATCATCGTAACCTGTTACGCTGTAACCATCAACAGTCTTGGTAATAATTACACCGCTATAAGATAAATTCTTAAGTGGTGCACTTTTGTTTAATACAATGTCATAGTCATCATCTGGAATGATTACACCTGGGTTATTGCTTGCTGGTGTAAACTGATCTGTTATAACTCTTAGATATTTTTTATCTGTGTAACCGCCAACTTTGTAACCTAATCTTGATTCTAATCTACGTAACTTTTCACCTAGTGTTTTAGTTACATCAAGACCTTTTGCCTTACAATATTCACTAATCCAAGTTGTATAGCTGTTAACTCTTACAACATTTCCATTTAAATCAATTTCGTTTTGAACATAACGATTATTAAATTCCCTAGTGCCTGTATCAGAGAAAATTTCTTGGTTATCGAATAAGTCAATCTTCTGCTTGTTAGCATCAACGTTAACCCCAAAATATTCAGCTGGTTTCATCAATGCTATTGCGATTTGTAATACAAATGGATATTCACTACTTTGTTTCCAAACAGTTTCAACAGGTCCACCGTCACCAAACTTAAAGAAACCACTAACATCAAGCTCGTTTACATCTTTTGCTAAGCAGTTAAATGGACTAAGCAATTCACCGTTTTCATCAATTGGTAAAATATTCATTAAGCCAGGTCTTACAAAACGCTCATCAATACCTGCACGATCACCATATAAAATTCTACCTGCTTCAATGTCATCCCATAAAACAGTGTTACCGCTAGTGTAAGGAGCAGGACCATAATTTATTTCCCACCAGCTTGGTTTTTCTACAAAGCCAAGCATTTCCCATGGACGTAAATGAGGAGCATCAGTATCAAAGTAATACTTGTACAATCCTCTCCAGCTAGAAGCTGGCATTAATTTACCATCAACTCTATTAGTAAATCTACCGTAATTGTATGTAAATGAATCATTAGCATCATATTGTCTGTAATCGCTCGCTGCAATAGCATTTGAACCAGACCACGCACTAAAATGACTGCTAAGAATAGAATTAAATTCTTCTATACTATAATCAACTTGCCTAAAGGCTCCTGGAATATAATTCCAAATATCAAATCTATCTATATTATATGATGATTTAATGTTGTTGAAAATTCTAGTTTCTAGTTCTAACAGAACAGAATCTCTACTATCATTATACAATGCTGTAAGACTACCGTCATGTCCTCGTAGCATACTGCGAATATTTTCACCATAACCATCTTGAACAATACTAGGAACAGATAAAGGATATAAACCTAACTTTGTGGGTGTTGGAGGTATATAACTGCCATCTGTGGTTGTATATTCTCTAATTTCAATAATATCATTTTCATTTAAAACAACATTTTCTAGATTTAATTCTATTATTGGGCGCTCAGTAGATATTTGATAATCTATATTCAATAAAAGTTGTTTATCGTTTAGATAAACTAAAACAGCTTTGTTGCTAGCATTAGTTAAATCAAACATTTGACTTAAATCATATGTGCTTAGGCGAGTATCATAAACTGTATAAGTTCTCTTAACAAAGTCATTACCAAATGGCAACATATCGCTAGTAAAATAAGCAAAATTTTTGTTTTTGTTAGCAACTATTTCATTCATAACTTTTTCTAAAGTTACGGTTGCTGGTTCACCAATTAGAGCTAGCTCTTCAGCTAATTGAATAAATCTATTTTTAAATCTAACATACTCTCTTTGTGCATTTATTACTGCATTAACAAAATTTGCATTTGTATCATTTAAGAAAAAATTAGCTAAGTGTGTTGAACCATTATGTTGTAAAATACTACCTCTATAAGTTTTAACATCTAATGTATCTCTTAGATTATTTTCTGCTAATGGAGCATCACTCAATGATGGAATATCTTCAACAGCTTGCAATATGTGATTGCGGAACTGACCTAAAGTTACTTCTTGAATTTCTTGATTAAATGGATTATTAGTATAATTTAATGGAACTTCAAATACACTATCTTCATTTGTTTCTTTTGAATAAATTTTAATGTCTAATTTATCGCCTGTCTTTAGATCATTATCTAATAATAGGTATGCTATATTATCTTCAATCTGTAAATCATAACGATTGTTGTAAAGTAAAGCATTGTTAACGTAAACAATGATGTTAGTAAGCATAAGCTTTGTAATGCCTTCTGGCATTACATTTAATCTAAATAAGTTTTTTTGATAATCAGTAGCATAATAAGTTTGCAATTGTGTTTGACGACTCTTTTGTCTTATTTTTCTCCATTGATTTCTAAAAGCAAATGTTCTATCTATAGAGTTTTCTTTTACTTTAGCGCCAATAGTAGATTTTTTAATACTCTGTTGACCTTCCCTATAAACGAACGATCCCTTTGTAATAAAATCAGATAAAACAATATCTCCAATATTATTAATATTTTGATATTTCAACTTTATTCCTAAAATAGGATCCACTATGCCGCTACCAGTTTCATAACCAAAAAGTTTATTACCATCAAATGTTGTACTACTATAAACTGAGTTATCTCCAAAACTATTTTTATTTTGATCATAAAGATCAAATTTAGGAGCTTGATTAATACTATTTTTCTGTTGTGCAGAGTTCCATGTGTTACCATCAAAGTAGAACATTTTACCTTGATTTTGTAAACCTTGCCTTACATAAACACAATCGCCTTCTAATACTTCACTGTCTTCTGCTGGCACAAGATGAATTTGCTCATCAAATTCTAATGATACTGTAATATTTGAACCTTGTGGAGGAATGTTTAATGAAAAGACTAAGCTTTGAGTTTCCAGCAAGTATGAATAATAATATTCTTGAGAGTTTGCCTCTATACCGTTTACAAATACTTGTAATCTTTCAATATCATCAACGTTAAAATTTAAATCAAATGTGTTAGTGCTGCCGTCACCAATAAAACTCCAAACTCTATCATCAAATTCACTTTGTGGACTTATCCATTCAACTTTATAAATTTTATTCCTAACATTAGGATCTGTATCAGCATTGAAAATAACTCGCATTCCTGGGTATAGTGGAATGTCATCAATGTAATAACCGCTAACCCCTTGTAATTTCATTTGTACAGTAACAACGCCAGCATCATTTACTGTTTCGCTTACAAGTGTGTAACCTTCTCTGCTTTTAATGGATTTAAATTCTGCAACGGCTGAAACAGAACCTGTAAAATAAGCCATGTTAGAATCATTTACAGTAACAGCTTGACCTTCAATTATACTAAACGCATCAGTAGTTACTGTATCTATTACGTCTACTGCCTTTTTTGCTATTTGTCCAAAATTATATAATTGCAAGTTTGGATCAAATTCTAATATAGGACGTTTTGCTCTTGCAGAAGAATCTACTACTGTACTAAAGTTATTATATTTAGAAGTTAACTCAATTACATCTCCGTGGAACCAACGGTTATGTCTAGTCCACGCACTTTTTTCAATGCTACTTCTGTTTATTACAAAATAATCAGGATTTAAAGGACTATTAGTTGAAGCGGAGAAACTTTCATCGTCAAACAACTTAACGTCAAATGGACTTTCTATTGTATCTAACCAAGTTTCATTTGCAAGTAAATCATCTACATCAATAAGTTGAATTGCTTTACCTACACCTTCTACGTAATAACTTTTATTTTGATATGTTGTAGGCACAACATCTGATAAAAATCTAACTTTTAACCCGTTAGTAAATTTAACACCGTTTGGACTTTCATATTTTGTTTTACCTACTATGCTACCTAAAACGTCTATGTAACTATTATTATTTTGATCAACAATTTCAATAACGCCGCCAATATTTGGATCTAGTGAGTCTGCATAATATAATCTATCTAAGTTTGCGGTTGTTAAAGGAACTAAAAGTATATCATCGTTGCTACTTCTGTAGACGCTTTTATTACCGTAATTTACACCTTCTAAAATGTTAACTTTATTATTTCTTGGTATTACACTACCTGGGCGCAATACTACGTAACCTTCATCGTTAATAGTTACATTAAATAATCCTCGTCTTTGCTCAAAACTTACTGATTCACCAATATCAAATCCAACATTATCGTAAGGACGATCGACTGAATCAAAAGGATCAGGATTAAACCAAGATTCCTGTAAGTCATAAACTTCTAACTTAGCTGTGCTAAAAATACGACTTGTAGTAAAGTTTTCTAAAACTCTATATACAGTATTGCCGTATTGAACTAAATCACCTTCAGCATAACTTGTATTTTCATTCCATGGTTGAGGATTTTTTCCGCTTGCTGGATCTTTAAGGAAAACAATTGTTTTTCCATCAAGCATTCGTTGACCGTCAATGCCACCAAAATTATTAATTATATCATCATACTTTTTATAATGTATTTCATTATAACGAAGATCTCTATTTTTTCTGCTGCTATGTGCTGCTAAGTTTGCTGAAGCAAACACAGGCATTCTTAAAAAGAAATCTTGTGCACCTACTTCAGGTACCTTAAAAGTTATAACGCCTACATCTTCACCGTTATTTTCTACACCATATACGTCTCTTGTGTTTAAATTGTTTTGCCAATCTAATTCCTCAGTAGTACCTGGTGTAGTTTGAATGTAGAAACCGTGACCTATTTGATTTAAAATAAATCTATATTCGCCGCCTCTAGCAAGTCTCAAAGTTGGATTAAATCTAGTACCTGTAACATCAAATCTAATACCATCTTCTCTTACTCGTGTTATAGTATTTTCGCTAACATCGAATGAAGTAACATCGAAATTTTCTTTTTCATATTCGCCTTGAACAATTTGATAAATGCTTGGTGCAATAACAGTAAAATCTTGTTGTAAGGGAACATCTGTTGAAAATACAGATACTGGATCTGGTCCATTTGGCAACCAGTAATAAGAACTATAATTTAAGAATTTATCAAAATCAATAAAACCATCATAGTTATAAGTTAAGTCGGTAAATAATCTTGAATGATCGTTTGTAAATCCACCTAATGCTTCAATTCTTCTAAGTAAGTCAACATAACCTGAAGTAAATTTAATCTTAGAACTATTATCAACAAAAGTTGTAAAAGGTTCTAGTTGATAGTTTTGTCTGCTATCAGTTAACTCATTTATAAATGAATCGTTTGGTCCTGCAACAGGACTAAATTTTCTTCCTACGTAACCATCTATTCTTTTTAATTCTGGTTCACTAATTAACTGATCAATAGTGGCGTGTAAAAATTTATCGTTTACCTCAGTTCTAAAAACGTTTGGTAGAAAATCTAAAGACCTTCTGTATGCCATCTATTAATAACCTCCAATAATATTTCTATTTGTTGCTGTAACACCTGAGAACGCTGTGGAGCTAGGTGCTGCTTTTAACTTACTTGCTGTGATTGAATCTATAATTTCAACATCATCAACTGTTGCAGACGATATTAAAAGTTCATCAGCTTTTGCTTTAATTTGCATAAAATCACTAAATTGTATTGAATCTAATTTTGGAACAATAACAATAGCAGCAACGTCTGTGCTTAATTCTTTATGCAAGTATCCTGCTAACTCCGAAAAATAAAATGTATCCCCAAAATCCCAATTTTCTATTGCAAAATATTTATCAACTGCATTTATTAAATTGTTTCTAATTTGTGTATTAGTCAATCTTGTACTTTCACTACGAACAACTTTGAATGTTGCTTGTAACATTGGATCAGATTTATTACCAAATAAAGATTTATATTTTACAGGATTGTACACAATTGCATCGCTAGTTGACTTAAAGTTTTCTAAATCTTGGAACAATAATGCCATATCAACTGTAGTCATAGGTTCTGGCTTAACTAAAGTATTTGTTAAATCTTTTAGATATCTTCTATATTCTGCATCATATGCACTTGTTAAAACATACATGTCTATAATGTTAGTTGGACTTGGATCAATACGTCGATCATTTGGACTATTATGTCTGTATTGGAAACGTAAGTCTGATCTGCCTACTTTTACAACATAGTTGTTTGACAACACTACAGTTCTAACATCTTCAACAAGTTGTAAAACATAAAACTCTTGTTCTAAATAAGCGTAAAATACAGTACCAATAGCATTACTGTATTTTCCTTCTAATTCAATATCTGCAAATCTTGCATAAGTTGTAGATACTGTATTTGGATCTTTCCAACGCAATCTTTCTATGTTATCAAAATCTAAATATTTTTCTAAAAACACAAGTTTATCTACATCTTGAATAAATGCATCTTCGCCAACAATAGTATCAAAAATTGTTGGATCATCAGGTACACCATCATTATCGCTGTCAGCAAATGTTATTTTAACTACCGTATCATCTTTATAACCATCAGGGTATGATATAGTGTCGTATATTTCCATAGAATAATCTCTATCTAATGAACCTATACCATCTGGGCTATTATTAAACTTTAAGAATTTAACTGTATCTTTAATTACTGTACCAGATCTTGAATCATAAATTCTTGTTGTAGAATCAAAATAGAATCTAGTATCTAATACACTACCAAAAACATATTCTAATCCACGTGATACAACAGTGTAAGTTGATCCGTTATTAATAAAAGCAATTAACCAATCGTTTTCATTAAAAGGATCATCTACATCAATTTCTGCCCCTGCAGAAACTACTTGTATCTCCCATTGTTGAGTATTAATGTTATATCTAATTCCAAAATCTTGATTTACAACTACATAATTTACTAGTTGTTGTTCAAATGTCGATGGTAATTCAGTGCTGTATGGTGCATAGATAGAATATGCAATTGCTCTTCCTGGAATATTTTCACTTAATATCACAGGCCCAACACCAGCATCATTTAACCCTCTGCCAGAATTTGAACCATCGTCAAATACACTAACAACGCTAGCCCACTTAACAGTAGTTTCTCCAGGTAATGTTGGCTCACCAGTAGTTAATTGTCCTTCTAGATCAAAAAATTCTCCTGTAGGAGCAATAAATTTGATCAAGGCACCTTGCTTAATAAATGTTCTTGTACCAGAAGCAGTAGTACCAACTTTCCAAGGAACATATTCTAAATTACTAAAATAACCAGTGCTGACTCCGCTTTCGGCAGTTCCCCTTATCCATAGTGTATCTGATAAACGTTGATCAACAAATTGATCATAGTAAAGATGTAAACTAGGTTTGCTGTTAATTACTTGCCTAATATAATTTCTAATAAACTTTCTAATATCATTTAAATTAGTCCAAGTGAACTGTGTTCTTTCAGATTGAATTGTTTTATAGATATAACCGTCATCGCAGAAAATATTTGTGCTTGAATATTTCCCGGTAGCATCTTTAACATCTAAAAATCTACTAATACCACTTGCAGTCCTGTTTACTGATTTTATTTTTGAAATTTCATTATATTTTGTATATGGGAATACATTATAGTCTTGTCCACTAATCATACGATTTTGTGTGTAATAATACTGTGGTGCATTAGCTTTGATTTGTGCGATATCTTCGCGAGTTTCAGCATTATTAATTGTATATTGTAACGCTGCTTTGATTGTAATTGCTTCTATTCTGTTTTGCTTACTAACATAGGCAATGTTTAGATTTACGCCTTGCATAGCTGTTGGGGGTATGCCATATGCTAATCCGTTACTAACACGTACAGTAGCTCTAAATCTACCTACTGGAATATTAGAAAATATTCCATCACCAAAAATTAAATCAATTTGATCGTTTATTCTTGAAGAAACAGAGTACAAACTTCTTTCTTCTTCTGCTACTGTATTGTAGATAATATTACTATCTCGTAAGTTTTCTACTTGACGCCATTCTTTTAATACACCGCCAGCATCGCTTAACTCATATAACCAAACATCACTGTTATTAATATTGTCTAAGTTAATGCCAATAAGTCTATTAGGTAAAGATTCACCAATTGAAAAATCTAAATTATTAAGTTGCCCTTGCTTAAATCCTATAAAGAAGCCAGTGTTGCCGCTTGCATTTCCTCTTCCATCGCTTCTAAATAAGATACCAAAACTATCGCTAGCTTGTGGCGGTATCTCATGCAATCCTTTTTTAGAATCTAGACCAATACTATATGATTCAAAAGGATAAGCTGTACCATTTACTGTAGCAGAAAATGGAAATATTGGTACTAAATTTGAACGCAATCTAAGTTGATAAAGCTCGTTTAATACGTCTCCTACTATTAAACTGCCGCTTGGTCTACCAATTCTTTGACCTGGCTGTAAGGCTGCATTTAGAACTGCTGTAAACTGTTCTTGCCAATCTAAGTTAGTTGGATCATCCCAAAATATAGTTTGATTTGCTAAATTACGTCCTGAGCTGTCACGTAGAAGTTCTGTTGTGTTAACTGATATAATTTTTAATAGTCCGCTAGCATTAATATGCCTTTTTGGACTGTATCCCAACATACTTGCTAAACGATAAACACTGTCTCTACGCTCCGCTGTAGCTAAAAAGTTTTCTCTAGCATTTAAATCGCCACGGAACGCTAAACTTTGTCCCATAAAAGCAATAAGATCAAGTAGTGCTACAAATTCGCTTGATTCAATATAATCATTAAAATCCTCAGGATAATAAGTCCTAAGATAGTCAACCATGCTTTTTCTTAAAGTTTCATAATCGTAACTTTGAAAGTCAGCAGTGCGAAATGTTGTATATAATCTTTTCCAATCTTCCGCAGCAAAAAGATTTGATTGACGAATGGTTACAGCCATCTTGAGGGATCTTTCTCTATATAAATGTATTTATTTTGAATATAAACAGGTGTTTTAATAGCGTTCAACAACATTGCGATCAAATATAAGTTTTAAAGTTTCTGTTTCGTTTGTAGACACGTAGTTTAATCGCAATTCTATCAGTATACCATGTTCAAATTGATCCACTAATATTTGATCTACTTGTAGTCTTGGATCGTATCTTGCTATGCGAGTAACATCATCAATTATTGCTGTTTTTAATTGCTCTGTAAAAGGTTCAAAAATACTATCCCAAATAATAGTTCCAAAATTTGGATTCATTAATTTTTCGCCGCGCCTAATATGAAAATGATTTATTAAATCACGTTTAATTAGATCTGCATCAGTAAGCGTTATGCTTTTACTTTGATCGATAGTAGAATATCCAACATATAGTGCCATGCTTCTATTTATTAGTTGACACTTATGCATTTTGTATTAAAATTTACGCTATGAAAACAGAAAAAATTTACTCAGTTACATTTGATCTATTAAAGCGTAGTCACAACCAACCAATAGAAATGACTTTTGCTGACTTAGTAGATGAGTTGGAAAAGCTAAACGCAATACCAAAAGAAACTGTTTGGCAGATGCGCTTAGCTATCCTACACAGGGATCAAGAAAATTTAAGTTAATAGAACTTCCTGTAGCTGCCGTTAGTATAAGCACCCCAAGCTTTGAGCCCTTGGGTTTTGTAAATCCTATCTGCTGCATCTAAGTTTGTATTAAAGTCCCATAATTGAGATTTATTGGTTAATCCAAGTTCCTTCATTCTAGCCGGACCAAGATTACCCTTCATATTGATCTGCATTAGACCATAAGATTCATCTGCACCTTTACCGTTAAAGGCCCCAAGTTTACCACCTGATTCTGCCATAGCAATAGCAGACATAAGACGTGCTTCCTCTGGGCTATACCCTCTTGCTATAAATCCATCATAAATTTCTTTTTGGGATACTGATCCTTCAGGTGCATTTGTTGGCAATCCTTGATCGCCTTGCCCGCTTGGATCGCTAGGACCTCCCATGCCACCACCTGTTTCATCAGCAGGTCTTTGACAATTGTCACCTGTAGCAAAGCAACCTGAACCACCGCCGCCAGGTGCTGCAGGTAAATCTGAACTTGGATTTAATCCTGAAATTTGATCAAATGCCGTGCTTGCTTGCTGTGATGGTGTTTGACCAGTTAATGTTTGATCTGCAGGATTACGTGATGAGAAGACATCTGGATTTTGCACCGCATTTTGTTGCGATAAAGTTTGTGTTGTGTCTGAACCAGCTAATCCTCTGTTTGGCCCTGCTGTAGCAGATGTAGTTGCAGTTAATGAACCAGGCGTAGTTGTTTCTGGTATTCCGCTATTTCCACCATAACTTTGTGGAGGGGTATAATTTGTAGTTGTTATTGTATTTTGTGCTGTAGTTCCTGAAACAGCTTGTGTTGATGCACCAGTTCTTGCACTTGTTGATATATTAGATAAGTTTGAATTTCTAATTGAATCTGTCCTTACAGCTTTGTTTAATGCAGTTGAATCAACTGTAACTGGTTTAACTCCGCCACCTGGGTTGGAAATTAGAGGAGATTGAGTAAAGCTCATTCCGCTGGAAGAACTACTTGCTGATGTTACAGGGCGACCAACTGATACACTGGCATCTCTTGGTTGAGTTTGTCCTGCCCCTGTTCCCCAGTTGTTTGCTCCTGTTCCAATTTTATTACCAGGTAACCCTGTTTTAAATCCTAAATTAAAATTATTACCCAATGATGTTGCTGCGCTATCCACTGCGTTTCCTTGTAGCCCAGTGTTAAAGTCAAGACTAAAATTATTACCAAGGGAATCTGCACCAGTATCCATTAGACCTTCGCCGCCATCGACACCAATATCTCCACCTTGTCCGCCGCCTTGACCACCTTGACTTTGCCCGTTGTCGTGTTCTTTATATGGTTCTTTACTTGGTGCTCTAGCTACTGTTGTTTGATAACCACTTACATCCTGTGGTTGCTCTGGTGGAACTTGTTCGGCTTCTTTAGCCGTACAACTATTCCAATAAAAACATTTGCCCTTTAAACAAAAGTAATTAAATGCCTTCATATGAATATCTGCAAAGGAAGTAAACATCATTTCTTTACAACTATGAACGTGTAAACTATCAACGCCTTCAATCATTGTTTTACCGCCATGCAGTTGTAGTTCACTGCCGCCCATAACTTTAGTGCCGTTAGTTGCTACAATTTTTATACAGTTATTAGCATGTAAACTAATGTTGTTATCAGCATGAAAATTAATATCACCAGGTGTTGCCATGTTTATGCCTTTTTCACCATAAACATCAATTTGTCCGCTTGGGCTAATTTCTATCCACCCAGTACCTTGTGCGTTTATCATATAAATCATACCAGTGTCGTCATGCATAGTAATTTGATTACCGCCTGCTGTACGCAATCTGATAAGTTTACTTGTACCCTCTTGTGAACCATCATCCATAACAAAAGTATGACCGCCCCTAGAGCTAATACCAAAAACATTTGATGGTGCTTCTCTAAAGCTGCTTGAGGTAATTGGACCGCGCAACGGATCTTCGTTAATACCTTGTGCTGTTAAACTATTAACTAAAGGTTGATAAGGTTCACGTTGTATTGATTTTAAATCCTCAGTAACTGGCACTTGTGGATCAATTGGATTAAATTCTGCCATTGGTGTTTTGCCATCAGGTGCACCAATTGCTGGTACCATGCCGTGACTAACTGTAGGAACGCAAGCAAACCAAAATCCTCTGTTTAGATCTCCACCTGCAAACATAACAAGCACAGTAACACCAAGATCAGGTGGCACTGCCCAAAGTCCATAACTTGTGATAGGACCTTGTTGTTGATTTTGCATTGCTGCATTTTGTGCTGAATCTGTTGCATCTCTAGGTGCAGTGCCACCAGGCACCCCCCAGTTAGCACTGCCACCGCCTGCTTCTAGTTTATCCTGTCTGTAAGGAGTTATACCATAAAAAGGACTCGCATATCTAACTGTTTTCCAACTTTGAGGATCTTTTACATTTCCGCCTAGTTCTGGAATATAAACTGCAAGTCTTCCCATAAGCAGTGCATCTCTATTTTCCATTACTACTGCTTCATACACACCTTGTGCTAGATTAATACCAGTTCTATTATCTGGATTTAACGAACTATATTTTTGTGATATAAAACCTGCCATTTACGTACCTTTAATTTTGTCTATCTCTGTTATAATTTTGTAGATAATTTTCTTCTTGCTTTGGAACTTTAACCATGTTGAGTATACATTTATATGTTCCTCTATCGAATTGATTTTCAACTGTTATAATTTGATAAACTCCACCTACTAAGGATTTATCTTGTTGTAAATCCATTAAACCAGTTGTATCGTTATAATCTCTTGGTGTCCTCAATTGTAGCTTTACATAAACTCCGGCTACATCAATTGCAATGCTACCGTTTTTATCTTTTCTTTCGTTATTAGCAACTGCAATTGTTCCACCCCTAACGCTAGCATCCTGCGGAATCCAATCCGGGTCTCCAATAATAGTCATATCTAAATTAATAAGATCTGCATTACTGTTATTCATTTTAAGATCAAAAAATTCTGCTGCTACTTGTGCATTAATATATCTTGAACTTTCATTTGGTGCAGAACTTTGTATAGGACCTGCTTTAACTGCTGATGCTGCAATGCCCTGAAGTGCTGTACTTACGGCTGGTGTTCTTTCAGTTGCAGCAGTTGCGTCGGTTTTAATTATAGAATTTTCTTTTAAATCAGGGAAAAAGTTTTGATAATAAAGTAAATTAAATTCAAGATCTACGTTTATGATATCAGTATTTTTACCAGTAAACAAATAGTTGTATTCTTTTGGATAACCCCAGTCTTCTAAAGGTGCTTGTCCTGCATAAGGATAAATTTCACCAAATAAAAGTGTGTTTGTTACATGAAAGGTAATTTCTTTTGGAAACTCATTACGTATGTTGTCCCACTTGTTTTGCAATTTAATTACAGGTATAACTTTAATAAGCTCTGCAGGTTCTTTGCTAGAGTTAGGTTCATTTGGTTTCATTTTTAAATTAAAATACTCTGAAGCCATAACTAAATCTTTTATAGCTTCCTTTAAAACTGTACCTGCTTTTATTGAATAATCCTGTTTATCTGGTTCGTTTTTATCAATTTTTCTATTTTTAATAATTGTTGCAGGCCCGCCTTCTGTGGGGTAAGCAACTTTGCTTTGCGCCATTTCGTTAGTATTTGTTCCAGCTTTATTAAAGCTATAAAATTTTATATCATATACATCTGGAAATTGTTGCGTTTTATCTTTTTCAACTTTTTCATTTTCAATGGCGTTTAATCTGCCTATTAACCCGGTTACACCTTTGCCTAAAATTTCTTCTACTGTTCCGCCATACATTGCTTCATCTTTAGGTATGGAACCATATCTACTTGTGTAAGCAAATAAGCTGTAAGGAACCATTGTTAGAGTATATCTTGCTCCTGCAGATTCAAGTTTCATATCTATACTTAGAACTTTAACTGGTATAACTTTTTTTCTTTTACCCGAATCTTTTAATATGCTTGTTACAATGCTACCGTCATCTTTGTAACCTGTAAAATCAATTTCTAACAAATATGGAATTTCTGCAAGATTAACATTGGGATTAATTTGATTTGCTAATATAGCTAATTCGCCAATTAAGCTAGCACCATAAGGTTCAACTAATTGCATCTCTAAATCAATGTTGTTTGTGCCGCTACCAGATTTTCTATTACCAATTACACTTGTAAATCGTAAGCTATCTATATAAACATCACCTTGTAAATCTATACTTCCAGCTTGTCCTCTCTTGTATCCGCCACTAACTGCGATAGGATATTTTCCGCTAGACGAATCGGCATCGCCACCGCTAACAACATTATTGTAATTAACAACATCCAACATATAAAAACCAATTTTATATGTCCAATTAACATAATTGTGTAGTACATTAGGTGAGATTGGTACCATAGGATTATTTTTGGTACCTGCTGCTTTTGGAGGATTGTTTATTGAACCAGTTGTACCTATAGCTACTACACCAGCAGCACTTGATCCAGCATCGGGAAATGTTTCATTTATATCAGTAAATCCACCAATTGCAGTTCCCATTGGTCTTGCTATCGATGCAGCATCGTCTATATTACCTTTTTTCCTATTATCTGCTATTGCTGGTTCTTTTAGATATTCGTCAGATAACCTTCCTGGTAAATTGTTTGTTACTGGTAGCTCGTTAGGATTTTGATTAACTATTCCGCTTTGATTTTGTGTTCCTTGAAGGCGATTATTTTCTAAAGCTTTACCTGCTTGACTTGCATCAGTATTGCCAACAGTGTTTGTATTTGCTTCAGGACTTGGTTGCACTTGTGGTGCAGAAGTTGCTGGTACGGGCGCTGCTTCGCTTGCTATGCTTTGATCAATCTTTGGTTGATTTGGATTATTTGTTTTAGGATTTTTATTTGGAACTACTTCTGGTCTTACTGTATTTGTAGCAGGGAATGCATCATCTTGGTTTACTGTTGTTTTTGATTCTGCAGGCAATGTTGTTTTTGAACTATTTTTTAATCCTTTTACAGCAAAAGTGTCACCGCCTATGTTGATACCTGTCTCAAAAGAACCTGGATCATTTCCTGCTGCAACATAATCATAATTTGATGCTATTTCTGTTGCGATTCTATATTCTTGTTGTGCAGTAAGTGGTTTACCATCACGAGGATTAACTGGAATTCCCTGCGAATTTTTTAATAAGTTTAATGCTTCTTGATATTCCTGTTGAGCTTTTGCTAACTGCTCGTAAGCTGTCCTAACTTCAGCAGGAGAACTTGTTGCAGTTATTTCTTTTTTTGCCATATTATATACCTAATACTTTTTTAAGGGTTGTTGATTTTGGTAAAAAAATAGTAACGCCTGTTTGAAAATCAAATATTGGATCTTCAATAGTATTTGGATTTCTAACAGCAAATACCCACCAAAGGTTAGCATCACCATATAAGTCATATGCTAATAAATCAGGCCGCAATGCATGTTGAGGTTTAATGGTATAAACGATGTCATCTACTTCTTTAGGAATAGATCTTAAAGTTAAAACATCTAAAAATTCACCTGTTAATTCAGTATTAACATAAGGACTGCTAGTTAGATATTGAGCCATTAGATAAATCCTCCTCTGCTAGAAGTAGACAATAGTTGTCCTCTTGCAAATTTACTAAATCCAAAATCATTTGCAATACTTTTGCGACTGTATATAGGTTTGCATGTGATACTAAATGATTGAATTATAGGTACGCTAGTTACACTATTACTTGTTGCTGTATTTGGTATTGCTGTTGGATTACCACTTGATCCTGTGTTTGCTGGGTTAGCAGGCATACCCGCAGCATTTGTAGATATATAATCAACATCCTCTGGCAATGTTATGTTAAAGCTATCAATAATTATTGGTACCCCGCCAATTTCTTTTTTATGTGCGCCAAATTGATAATCACCGTAACCTTCTAATCTTAATACTGGAGGGGGTAAACCAGCTTCAGGATCTTGACCATAAAACATTTTAGTTACTGTTCTAAAAAAATGTTGTACGGCTATCACATAAGCTGCATCGGCTGCATTTTTACAAGCAAATGTTGCAGTGATACTTATTGATTCAGTATTGCTATATTGATAAAATTGATAAGCATAGTTGCTATGAGTCAAATTTTCTGCGCTGTACTGAGCACCATGACTTACAGTTATATTTGGCGTATACGGGAACAAAACACCGTTAGTTGGACCTAATGGTGATAATACTGGCCCGCTTAATAATATTCCTTGTAATGGCCCATTTGGTACTATTATTCTAACTCTAGTATCTTCCCCTTTTGAACTAACAAATTTAACAAGTGGCTGAGAATCTGAACCTGTTGTATTTTGTGCCCCAGCGGGTATACCGGCATTATTTCTTCTATTGATACTAGGATCAAATGTAGGGTTTGCTAAATTTTCAATTCTAACTCTATCTAATCCAGAAGACGTAATTTCAGGTTTTTTATTTTTACCTAATTGGCTTGCAACTCCATTTAAGCTTTCAAGATTTTGATTATTTTGTGCTAAACGATCTTGTACAAGTTGTGCTTTTTCCTGATCATTTAAAAGTGTTCCATAAAGAGGAATAAGACCTGTATTGTAACTTCCTGTATTTCTAAGCACACTGATTGTCTCGGGTATACCGTTTCTAAGCGTTACAAACCCAACATCGTTATAAGGAACGTTAAGCTGCTTAGCAGCTCCTGCAACAATTTCTTGTTGTCTAGCTGTTAATTCATCTTTTGTAGCAAGTTTAATTCCAGTAGTTGCCATGTGAGTTCCAATAAACATTGTCCAATTATA